TGCTGCTGAGAGCACGATTGTAACCTTCCAGATACTTTTGGAAATGTTTGCGGCGAATCTTGCGCAACTGAATGTTCAGCAGATTCAACACAGCTTCCACTTCCTGAAGCTGGTAGAATCTCTGCTCAGTTATGCCCGGAAGCAGCTTGATGTTGTTCTCAACAATGCCGCCAATTTTGCAATCTCGTTTGGCATCCAGGAGCTCACGATCATAGTGTGCCATGAAATCTGGGATCTTGCCCAGATCCGCGGCCACTTGACTATACCACATTAGTTTTCCCAGTTGTCATCTTCTGTGGTATCGCTATCTTCATCTGGATCTTCATCTTCGGGGTCCACATAGTCTTTGTCGTTGTCAAGATAAGCAGTGAGCGCACGTTTGATATCCACATCGTTCTTGAAGGCAGCACGAATATCATCCACATCCGAATCATTGTCAATCAAGATTGCAACCACAGCTTCTGCTGCTTCATCACGATCCACTGTGTTCACGTAACGTTTGAGTTCGCTCCAGATTTCACTTGCTACTGTTTCGCTCATGCTTCGTCTCCTGCTTCTTCTACAACAACCTCATCTTTGATCTTGGCAAAATCCGCCATGACCTTGTCAAGACAGCCATCTTCGTTGGCTTCCCAGGCCTTGCGGAAATACTTGATAATTTCGCCTGTGTCTTGTATAGTAAATGCCAGTCTGTTGCCATCCTTTTTAAGAATACCTTTTTTCTCAGCCAGGTCAGTCAGGCCCGAGTATGGACTCATACCTGTGGTGTACGGAATCTTGACCTGCACACCTTCAAACGGTTTTGAATAACGTGTTTTCATGATCTTGCATGACGCACGGATACCATTGACTTCGGATACCTTGTTGCCATCTTCATCTTCTTTGAGCTTGAGTTTCTTCATAGCAACCACAATTGAACTGGCGTAGATAAATCCTTGTCCACCCGAGATCTTGTCATCTGGGTCAAACATGTCTTGACTTGCGTATGTATGATTGGTACAGACCAAGCCCACATTGTAATTACCAAACATGTTGACACAGTTGCGAACCAAGGCTGTGAGTGCTTTGGGTTTACGACCAAGGTCACCTTTCATTTCGCCTGCTTCGAACTGGTTAACGTCTGTGGGTGTCAACAACATGCCCAGGCTGTCAATCACAAACATCACCTTGGGACGTTCGCCTTCGGCCAAGGCCTTGTAGTCCTGCATGAATGTAGAGATTGTTTTGGCCACATCGTCAATCATGCTCATGCTCAGTTTCAGCAGTTTGTCTTGGCTGGTGTCCACACCCAGAGCCTTGAGCCAGGCTTCGTCCAGTGCGTTTTCACTATCAACTAGCACCACATAGATACCTTGCTCTTGTGCGTTCTTGATGATGTTGCCGGAGCAGATATAACTCTTGCCTGCGCCAGATTCACCAGCAAACACTGTGACCTTGCCCAACGGGATGCCTCGATCAAAGAATCCTGAGATCAGGTAGTTCAGTGCAAAGTTGCCTGTGCTTACCCAGTCTGTGGGGTCATTGAAACCAATGCTGAGTCCTTCAATGCTTTTTGTAATTTCCTTGCGGAACTTGCTTACGTCAAATGGTTTTCCCATAATGTTTTCCTTAATTTGTTTATATTATACTATGTTTTGTCGACAATATTATTTTAATATTGCCGTTTTCAACGTCAGAGTTTACTGAAGTAATCTCTAAATACTCGCACTCTATGCCAATTGTTTGTAGTTCTTTCAGTTGCATTGCTACCATGTCAATCACTGAGTACTTTAATCTATCGTAGTAAATATGCCAGTCTGACACACTAAGATAAATTTTACCCGGATTTTTGACCCACTTTAGCAAATTAGGTTTGCTAGGCCCTGATCGATTTATACGTTGGTTCACCAAGAAGTCCAATATGCTATTGTTGTATTTTAACGATAGAGGGTTTATCAAAATTAAGTTATCAAACTCTTTATCAAAGTCAACACCTTGGCTAGAATACAACATACCTTCTACTGATTTAATCGGGCAAGACGAAACTTCTACTACTGTTATGTTTGGCATAAAGTCTTTAAAAAATAATCCCCCACTGTCAAACACCACTGATGATCCTTCACAGTGTTCTATTATTTTTTGAGACCACGGATCACAGATTTTTTTTATTCTGTGTCGATTTTTAATATAGGAATCCCATTTATACAGTGCGTTCTTCCATATCTTGTAATTTGCTACTCGTCTGGGTTTCATATTAATCTTTCCATAAAAAATATTTTATGTTTGGATGTACAAAAATAAAATTGGCTCCTTCAATCATGAAGTGTTGTCGATGTGCCAATTGCAAAGGATGGTCAATTACAGTACTTAAATTTTCAATGCGATCAGCAAATGCACAGTTCTTCCTAAACACAGTATCAATATTTTCACTATAGGTTCCTGACAATGTTTCGTCAAAATTCAACGGTGAAAGATAGTAACTCAGAGCCGCTATGTAAATACCGCGTTTGCTTTTATTATAACAGTCTTGATAGAATGCAAACAATTCTTCAAGGCGATTTTTACTCAACTCAATATCTGTAATAATATATAGGTCCGGTTGTTGATCGGCTTCGCACTCAAACGCATCAAGTAGGTGCTTAATACTATAGTGACAATAATCAAAATTCAAAGATAAATCCATTGGTGCTAAAATGTTAGCCAAATCAGCGTCTGGTGGAATACTTTTCCACCCTTGTACATCCTTTTGTGTCTTATACCAATCGTGAAATCTTTTGCTCATGGTAATATTTCTATTAAATCACTTGTGCTTGTTGGTGTAGCATGCAACAATTTTAAATCAATGTGCAAAATATTGTAATGTCTTAGTAACATTGAATGACACATTGCAGTCTCATAAAAGCTCAAGTTGACCTCACGTACCTTTCTTAAAATAACATCATCAACAGTATGTTGACATTGTATCACAATATCGTAATACAATTGATTTGAAGCTGACACAAGTTTACTGAATTCTTCCACTCTTTCGTATACAGGAGTAAATCCTAATTGTACTAACCATTCAGATACATACACTGGGTTTTTCCAATAATCAATAATGTCCAACTTATAATCACAATCTACGTACCAATCTGAATCAGATTGTGTTTTATCCTTTAGTGATACTGACAGTATTTCTACCTGTTCACCGTATGTTTGCCCAAACTGTTTGTATTCTACAGGATTATTGTAATCCGGTACACCACCAACCCACTTCTTTAATCCCATTAGTAAAATTAGATAACGGCCAAAATAAGTTGTTGAAGTAGAGCAAGCTACTTTATTACCTAACGCTTGTTCTGCGGATACATTACACTCAGGATGTTTTAATTGGTATAAATCACATTGAGGAATATAGTGATGTAAGTTTTGTTGATTCACGAAAGAAGGAAACTCAGAGTTTCCTTCTTTTGTGCATGTCTCAATAAGAGCCATAGTCGTATGACCTAATGCCCCATTGTGATAGCAAAAAACCAACATTACTATTACTTTTGTTGACGACTACGAATCATAGCCAGAATGTCTTCGGCTTTCTGTGCTGGTTTTGGGGCAGCAACAGGTTCAGTAGCAAAAGATTTTTCCGCCGCAGCAACATCTTCGTCAAAGTCTGCAACAGGTGCAGGTGCTGAACGTGCCACCGGTGCAGGAGAGTCTTCAGACGCTGTGCCACCAGCAGGTGCGTTGACACCAGCAGGGCGGAAGTACTGACCCCAACGCTCTGTGTCGTAAGGTTGTCCATCTACACTCGCTTCAAACATTTCCTTGATTACCTTGAGCTCAACTGCGCTGGGCTTCTTGGGCAAGAATGTGCTGAGATCATACAGGCCATGTGTGGACACAGCAGCTTGTTCGGCTTCGGTCAAGGCTGATTCTTTACGAGCCCACTTGGATGTGTTGTAGTCTGCATATCCACCTTTAGATGTTTTAGCAATACGGAAATCCAAGCCACGCAACATGTCAGTTGGCAATTCTTCCAACTCAGGATCCATCAGGGCACCTTTGATCAAGGTAAACAACTGAGGTCCAATGATGAACTTGCGAATAGGATTGTCCGGTGTTTTGTCGTCGCCAATGGGATTCTCACGCACAAAGCCCTGGAAAATGTAACTGCGTTTTTTCCAGTACTTACGGCCCATGTCTTCAAGACTCTTGTCCTTGAACCATGTGCGTACTTCTGCCAAGATTGGGCAAGCATCGCCCCACATCTCAACGCATGGTACTTGAACCATGACTTGTTTGGAATCCATTTCACCTTTGACGCCATTGAATGGCAGTCGAATCATTGCTCGCTCTGCCCAAAAGAATGTGTTTTTTGTGTTACCGTCTGGCAGGAAACGAAGTACAGCTTC